TGCTTTGCCAAGAGGTGAAAGTTCTTTAACAGAAACTATAGTTGGTAGTACAGAAGCAGGAACTATTTACACAACACCTTCTATTTCTATAAAACTAAATCAATTATCAACAGCAGATCAAAACCAAGTAAAACTTTTAGCAACGACTAAATTAATTATATTTGCTGAATTAAACCAATTAAATGCAGCAGGTAAAAATGTAATACTTGGAATGGGGTTAAGAAACGGTATGCGTTTAAATTCAGGTACTGATGTTTCAGGTGCTGCTTTTGCAGACCACAACGGATATTCTTGGACTTTTGACGGAATGGAAGAAGGTTTTATGGCAACAGTAGCAGATTATACTACTACACCATTTGACAATTCAGCTTTTGATATTCCATTGGGAATTGTAATATCATAAACTTTAAACTAATTAGTGTTTTCATATTTCTTGATTAGGGTGACTTCGGTCACCTTTTTCTTTTATAAACAAATAAAAAGCCAACTTTTCTATTATATAGTATGTTACAAGTAACTTATAAATCTACACCATATGTATTTTATGTATCAACAGAAGATAATAGAATAGATACAGGGGTTGCTACCTCAAATTTAAGGTTTTTGTTTAAACTAACAAATGATATGTCAGGTGCAGTAAAGTATGGTTATGGTCAAAGTCAAACTATTTATAATAGATATACTAAAATGCAGTTAGCACATAAAGCAGTAGGTGCAGAAAACGTGTATAATGGGGAAGTTGATCTAGTACCTAATGGATATTGGCAGTATGAAATTTATGAAGTTTCTTGGCAAGAATCACCAACTTTAACTGTTAGTACAGCACCTGCTACTGAAACACAAGTTTTAACACCACCTGCTTCTACTAAAGGAGTAGTAAAAGGAATAGTAAATAGGGGTAAGTTATATGTAACAGAAGAAAGTGGACAAGAACAGGTACAATATACAGAATATAATGCACCTGCTTCAAATAATTATATATATTACGGACAATAAAATTAAATAAAAATGATAGAAAACGTACAACAATTATTAACAGAACAATTAGGCAAAAACGGTGACACAGTTGTATTTACAACAGTAGCACAAACAGGTAAAGATTTTTATGCAGTATATTTTCCTGTCACATCAGTTATATCAGCTATTACAGCAGGGGGTACAACAGGTGAAAGTGCTTTACAAACCACAATGCCAGCAGGTACTACCCTATTTATGAACATAACAGCTATAACTTTAACTTCAGGTATTGGTATTGGTTACCACGAAGGCTATACTACATAAGATATGTTAGCATTAAAATTAAGTAATAGCCTTTCAGGACTTGGTAAAACAGGTGAAAATATTTATTCACTTGCATTTGATGGCACGGATGAATATGTTTCTATAGATAGTGTTGCTAATGATATAAATGTTTCTACAGGAACTTTATCAACTTGGGTAAAAATTAGCACTACAAGCACTACAAGAAAAATTTGGGAATGTAGGGTTAGTTCATCAACAGATAACCTTTTTAATTTACTTTACCACGCAGGAACAAATCAACTTAGGTTTACATATAAAGCAGACGGTACAGTAAGAACAGCAGTAACAAGTGACGCAATAGAAGGCGACAGTAAATGGCATCATATTGCAGCTACTTGGGATGCTTCAGCAGATGAAATTAAATTATATTTAGACGGCACATTAAAGCAAACCACTACAGGATTAGCAACGTGGCAAGGAACACCTACTATTTCTGATATAGGACAAAGTACGCAAGACAATGCTTATTGGGATGGTAAGATTGCTCAATTCGCTTTATTTACTAGGGTAGTGCCTATTGCAGATTTATATGTAGATAGGGTACAGCCACTTGATTTAATTGGAATGGCTAACCTTATAGGTTATTGGAAGTTTGATGAAGGATCAGGAACAACAGCATTAGATAGTTCAATGACAGGTAATACAGGTGAATTAGTTAATGCACCTACTTGGAGTACAGATGTACCATATAAAGCAAATTAAAATGAAATACGTAATAATATTAGCAGAAGAAGTATCAAGTGTAGATTTTAGTCAAGTGTTAGAAACTTCAGAAAATACTTTAAGGTATAGCAACGATAACGGACAAGCTTTACTTAAATTTGAAGGTGATACACCTAGTTTTTTAGAAGGTAAAACATTATATGATTATACAGGTATAATGGATATTTTAAATAGTCCTGAATGGACACAAGAAGATTAATTATGAAAGACAATATATTAAACATAAATCTTGAAACATCAACAGCACCAACAGTACAAGAAGTACGTGGTCGTGATTGGATAGAATATGGTACACAAGATTGGAAGAACCTCTACCCTCAGTTTATTATAGACCTTTATTATTCTAGTTCAATAACTGCTGCAATTGTTAATTCTACTTCTGAAATGATTGCAGGTGAAGCACTTGTTATAGAAGATGAAAATGACAAAAATACTGATACTGTTATTAAGATGAAGCACTTTATGGATAGGGCTAACAGTAATGAAAGCTTACACGAAGTAATAAAAAAGATGGCTTTTGATTTTAAACTTCAGGGTGCATTTGCTTTAAATATTGTATGGAGTAAAGACAGAACACAGATAGCAGAAATATATCACGTACCTGTAGAAAAGATACGTTGTGCTAGACCTGATGAATTTGGAAAAACTAAAGGCTATTATGTTAGTTCAGATTGGTCAAATACTAGACAAAACAAACCACATTATGTACCTGCATTTAATATGAATGATAGAACTAATCCAAATCAAATATTATATTCAGGTCTTTATAGTCCAAATATGAACTCATATTTTACGCCTGATTATGTAAGTTGTAATAATTGGGCTTTAATAGATTCTAGGGTTTCAGAATTTCATTTAAATAATATTAGTTCAGGATTCTCAGGTTCTTTTATGATTAGTTTCGCAAATGGAATTCCTACACAGGAAGAAAGAATGCAAATAGAACAAAGTTTAACTGATAAGTTTTGTTCTGAAACTAATAGTGGTAAGTTCGTATTAACTTTTTCAGATGATAAAACAAGAGTACCAGAAATAACTGCAATAAGTCCTAGTGATTTAGATAAGCAGTATTTAGCACTTCAAGAACTTTTAACACAGAACATTTTAAGTGGACACCGTTGTACTAGCCCTATGCTTATGGGTATCAAATCTGATACAGGTCTAGGAAATAATGCAGATGAACTTAATAGTGCTGCAAACTTTTATTTAAATACTGTTGTAAAACCATTTCAGGATCAGATAGTAAAAGTATTAAGAAAAATATTCCAAGTAAATAATATAGATTTACCTGTTAATTTTGTACAACTTAAACCTATTACTGTAAGGTTTACAAGTGAAGATTTAAAAGCAGTAATGACACAAGATGAAATAAGAGAAGAATTAGGATTAGAACCATTAGAAGAAGATGTAGAAGTTAGAGAAGATTTTGCTAAAGTAGGTAGTATGGTTACTGATGGCGTAGAATTGCCTTTATTTGATAGTATAGAAGAAGCAGAAGCAGAAGCTGAAAAAATGGGTTGTAAAGGACACCACGAACATAAGCAAGATGGTAAAACTTATTATATGCCTTGTGAAAGCCACGATCAAATAACCAGCTTAAATAAATGTAATTGTAAAACAGAATTATCTGAATTAACAGAACTTGATAAATTTATAGAAGAATACGGTGAAGATATACCTGAAGAATGGGAATTAGTAGAAGAAGAAAAAGTAGTAGATGAACACGAAGAATTTGATTTTGAAGAAACACTAAATAAGGCTACAAAAGAAAAGATAGAATTTGCAAGTACAGGTAAAGCAATACCTGATGCTAAAAGTGAACAAGATGGAATAAGTAAAAAAACTTATGATTATTTTAGGGTAAGATATGTATATACTGAAGATCCATTTTTAGTTGCTAAGACAGGACAGAACAGAAACTTTTGTAAGAAAATGGTAGCAGCTAAGAAGTTATACCGTAAAGAAGATATTATTAGAATGGAAGATATGGTAGTAAATGATTGGTACTATAGCAAAAGACAAAAAAGAAAAATAGGTTGGGGGCCTAAAGGTGCTTTAACCTACTCTATATGGCTTTATAAAGGAGGTGGGAATTGTGAGCACTTTTGGCTAAGACAAATATATAAAACTAAATTAGGTATATCAGTAAGCACAAAAATAAAAGATGCAGATTTAATAGGATATACTAAAGCAAAAAGTGAAGGGTTTACTGCAAAGAAGAATAGCCCATTAGTAAATAAGCCACCAAAAAGAATGAAGAATAAAGGATTTTTAAAACCAAGATAGATTATGGCATACGTATTATTTATATCAGAAAACAAATTAAAAGATAGTACAGCTATCAATATGAATGTTGATGTAGAATTTCTATTACCGTTTGTAAGACAAGCACAAAAGTTATATGTAGAAACTAAATTAGGAACTGATTTAAACCAAAAATTAAAAGACCTAATTACAGCAGGAACATTAAATGATGCAGGTAATGAAGCCTATGCAACTTTAATTAACACATACATAGGCGATATGCTTCCTAACTTTGCTTTTTATATGTGCATACCGTTTCTTCGTTTTAAGGTCGAAAATGGAAACATATATAGTAAGACATCAGAAACAGGAAATGCGTTAAGTACAGAAGAAGCACAACACCTTAGATCAGAAGTATTAAATACTGGAGAATATTATATGGAACGTATGATAGAATACGTAACAAATAACTTATCTAGCTTTCCTGAATATAGCACAAATAGTGGTGCAGATGTTACGCCTGATAGTAATGCTTATTATAACGGTATGAACCTGGAAAGACCAATGCAAAAAGGAAGCAAATTAACATTAAGAGATTTTCTAACACCTGATCTTACATAATGAAGAAAAGATACAAAATAAAAGAAACAAATAAAACTAAATTAAAATCTTACTTAAAGAGTAAGTTAAAGAATAATACAAATGAAAGAAATACAAGATACAGTACAAGTAGGGTTAGCTAACGGTACAGCAATAGGTATATCGTTAGTAGAAGTAAATGAATATTTAACCTTTATATCTTTAAGTTTAGCAATAATTTTTAGTATCTATAAATTTGTAAAATATGAAAAAAAGAAAACTCAATAGTACCAATCCTAAGTATAAAAGAAATGATGAAGATGTTCCTAAAATTCGTAGGGAGTTTGTTCACGAAGTTAAGGGGGTTAAAGTTTATACTGTAAAATATTTGACATAAAAAAATTATTTAAAACAAACTTTTATCGCTACTCTAGTAAATTTACGAAAAATATTTTTTAATAGTAATATACTAGAAAGGGTGCAAAGTTGCTTAAAATGGCTTAAAATGGCTCAAAAGGTAAATCTCAAACACTTTAAATTAGAAGAATTTGCTTGTCCTTGTGAAAAAGGTTCTGGTAAAAAAATGGACAAAAAGTTTCTTGAAAAACTTGACTATGCTAGACATAATGCAGGTATTCCCTTTAAAATTACAAGTGGATATAGATGTGAAGAACATAATCTAAAAGTCGGTGGTCGTGTAGGATCAAGCCACTTAAAAGGTTTAGCAGCAGATATAGCTTATAACGGTAGTAGGGAAAGATATGTAATACTTAATGCTTTAATAAGTGTAGGTATTAATAGAATAGGAATAGGTAAAAGTTTTATACATTGTGATATTGATAACTTAAAAGACCAAGATGTTATTTGGCTTTACAATTAAATAAATTTGAATATTAACTAAAATAATTATATTATGAAAAATTGGCTAATTTTAACAATGATGAAAAGTAAAAAGTTTTGGTATGCAGTAAGTTCAGTTGTAATACCATTAATTGTTACTTATTTAGGTGTAGATGAAGCAACTGCATCTAACTTATTCTATGCTTGTTTGACCTTAGTAGTTGGGCAAGGAATTGCAGATAGTGCAAAATAATAGATTTAGATTAAAGCCACACGAAATAGTGGCACTTAAAAAAATGAGGGAAACCGAAACTAGGAATGTCCTGGTTATCGGTGACCTTCACGAACCTTTTTGTTTAGAAGGTTATCTTGAATGGTGTATAGAGCAATATGAAACTTACAACTGTAATCAAGTAATATTTATAGGTGATATATTAGATAATCACGCATTTAGTTACCACGAACCTGATCCTGATGGTATGAGTGCAGGAAATGAATTAGAATTATCTATTAAAAAAGTACAAAAATGGTATAAGGCATTTCCAAATGCAGATGTATGTATTGGAAATCACGATAGGTTAGCAGCAAGAAAAAGTTTTACAGGTGGAATACCTAAAGCCTGGATAAGGTCGTACAATGAAGTGTTAGGTACACCAAATTGGAATTGGGTTGAAAGTATAGTTTATGATGATGTTTTATATGAACACGGTGAAGGTGGACAAGCTAAAACTAAAGCAAAAAATAACTTAATGTCAAGTGTTTGTGGGCATACACATACAGAAGCATACTGTTTATGGTATGTCGGTAAGAGATATAGAGTGTTCGCAGTACAAACAGGTTGTGGTGTAGATAGTTCTAGTTATGCAGCAAATTATGCTAAAAACTTTAAAAAACAAGCCATAGGCTGCGCTGTAGTGCTTAATAATGGTACACTACCTATAAATCTTTTAATGCCCTTATAATGCAGGAAAAGCACCAATTACCAATTATTTTACTATATATGCTAATAATAATATTAGTAGTATCACTATCTGTATAAATCCCTATCAACATTCTAATTGTTAATAACTTTGTAAATAAAGTTGTGAATAATTAAAATATATTGTTGTATGTTTGCACTATGAAAACAATAAATAATATAAAAATGAAAAAAGAAATTAAAAAAAATGAATGGGGTTTATTTGAATTACATATTGATGGAGAATTGTGTGTAGTTAAAAAAACTAAAAAAGAAATTACAGATTTCTTAAAAGAAACTAATCAATAAATAAACAGGTAGGCATTAAATTGTCTACCTTTTTTTTATAGCATAAAATTCCTTTGCGACTAATATAGGTGATCAAGAAAATGACAAATAAAGAAATTAAAGATTCATTAGCTAAACAAGTAGCTAGTCCAATATCGGACAAAACTTTTCAAGTAAAAACAACAACAACAACTATTAAAGAATACAATGCTGGAGATTTACCTGCCTATTTTAAATGGGATAAGGGGCTAAGTGATTGGTTCTTTAGGGCTAGAGTAAGAGAAGGAAAAATAGTATGTGATTTATTAAAACCTGTTGCTGAAGGATTTACACTAACTTATACTACTATAGATAGTACTTTTCATCAAGATAATAAAGCTATTACTGAAGATGAATGGAAAAATCAAATGCACAAATTTTCAAAACAATTAAGATAATGATAGATAAATTAATAGCACCAACTTATGATGATCCTACACAATATAGGGGTGAAGATAGTCCTTATGTTTATAAATGTGTAATATGTAACGAAACTAAATGTGATTGTGAAGCAGAATGGGGTACAGTTAGTAACTGTTGCGAAATGCCTATGGACAATAACAAGTGTACAGATTGTGGTGAAAATTGTATATCTTCGTACCAAGATGCACTAAATATTTGTGGTGTAAAAACTTTTAAATGATATATGAACGGAGTTGATCTAATTAATTATTAACTGAGCAGTTATACTTTGACAAGGTCGTTTCTTCGTTCATTTTTTATAAAGGTTAAAACTAATACCTTCAAATTAGTTAAATATTAAATATGAAACAATGATTAAAAAAAGTAAAGTAACAAACGTACAAGGTGGTGGTACTTGGTCACCGAAAGACAATCCTGATAAAATCTTTTACGGTTTTGAAGTAGAAATGGAAAATGGTGATATAGGACAATATTCATCAATAAAACAAGACCAAGATAAATTTGTAATAGGTCAGGAAGTTGAATATGAATTTACAGGTGGTAAGT